AAATGACATTCGACACAGAGTTTGAGGATGAAATCCTGGCGCAGTGTTTACGCGATCAGGCTTACACCAAGTCAGCAGCGCGCATCCTCGACGTGCACCACTTCTCAACAGAGCAACACAGCTGGGCTTGGAAGTTGATCAAGGATACATGGATCAACCACAACGAGATACCGTCAGCAAGAATCATCGCCAAGCACATAGCCATGTTCAAAGAAGATGAGCGTGCTCCATACATGGAGTTGTTCGGGCACCTCAGGTCAATGGACATCACAGCCCCCAAGGCGGTGCTTGAGGAGCTACAGAAGTTCAGGCAGTTTGTGGATCTCCAATTGGCCATGGAGTCAGGCGCCAAGGAGATGGAACATGGACATATCGACAAAGCAAAGGATGAACTGCGACGCGCTCTTGTGCGTGATTACACAATAACAACAACGGGTACAGTCAAGTGGATTGAAGAGTTTGAAGAGCGCCAGTCAGAACGTAAACACAAGAAAGATCACCCAGAAGAGTACAAGTTCATACCCACAGGCATTGCCAAGTTGGACAAGGTTATAATGGGCATCCAGCCAAGCGAGTTGGGCCTGATCATGGGCACGACGGGCAGAGGCAAATCAATCTGCCTCACCAACTTTGGGTACAACGCGGTTACACACAAACACAAAGTGGGGCACTTCAGTTTCGAGATGGCAGCGAGACAATGCGCGATGCGGTATGACTCGCGTTGGACCGGCATCATCTACAATAAGTTCAAACTGTATGACTTCTTGCCTGGAGAATTGACAGAGATAGACACAAAACTGAAGAAGATGAAGGATGCTCTCAAAGACAGGCTGCGCATTACATCGATGCCGCTGCGCCGGGCAGATATCAATTCGGTCAGGCACACATTGGAGATATGGAAGGATGAAGGGTTTGTGCCTGACATGCTAATTATGGACTCAGGTGACCATTTGAAAGCGGTTGGTCGCTATGAAAGTTACAGGTTGGCACAGTCAGAAGTGTATTGGGATATGAAGACGTTGGGCGATGAAGACGGGTATAGCATATGGTCATCTACACAAGCAGGCAAGGAATGGGCGGCCAAGACGGCGACAGCCGAGGCATCGTCAGAGACATACGACAAGAGCCGCATCGCTGATATCATCTGCACGCTCAACGAACCAGAACGGTCCACACGCTCGACCAAGGGCATCACAGTGGGCGAGGATGACGACGACGAAGATGAATCAGAAGAGGCAGCAGCGCGTGTGAAGATAGCATCCAAAATGGAAATGTTCCTGGCTAAGTATAGGGATGGCAAATCCAAGCTCAGCATACCGTTGGACACAGACTTTGAAAGGATGCTGATCCAAGAAGCAGCTATGGGGGCATAGTGCTCTTTGACGTTGAAGCATACGCAAGAGACAAGTTGAGTGATGTTCGTGTGTCGTCGCGCACACGTAAAGGCGTTGAACTTGTAGCGTCGTGCCCGTTCTGTGGTAAACCTGACCACTTCTACATCCAGGCGGCGACGGGTAAATTCATCTGCTTCAAATGCGAAGAGCGCGGCAAGAACATTGTGCCGATGGTGGCGTATCTTGAAGGCATCGAGTATGATCGTGCATGGGAGTATGTGCGACGGAACAGCATTGTCACACGCAGAGAAGGAACAACACAAACGCTGGCGCAGAAGATCAGTGCGCTCCGTCGTCGTGATACACCGGGCACAGCGGCAGGCGACGCATCTGAATATGTGGACGTGCCATTGCCTGATGAGTTTGTGCCTGTGTACGACACCAAGACGACCAAGTGGCACATGCCAAAATATCTCGTGGAGCGCGGCATCACGAAGGCGACCGCGAAGCATTGGGGTTTGGGGTTGTGTAACCGTGGTCGCTACGCAGGCCGTGTGGTGATGCCAATCGAGTGCCCCAACGGATTGTCGTTCACAGCGCGCGACATAACAGGGAAGCAACAGCCAAAATACCTCAACCCCAAAGGCGCCGACCACGGCAAGCTTGTGTACGGTTGGAAACACACACCGATGGGGGCTGACATCATCCTTGTTGAAGGACCGATTGACGCGGTGAAGATGTGGCAGCACGGAATGCCAGCGATGGCGTTGCTCGGCAAGATGCTGAAGCAAGATCAATTTGAACTCCTGTGTAGCAGGCCCGACACAGCAGCTGTCGTGGTGATGCTCGACCCAGAAGAGAGGACAGCGCCGTTGAAGGTCGCGGCACAGTTAAATGCACATTTCAGACGGGTGTACATCGCTGCGTTGCCAGAGGGTGTGGACCCTGGTGCCTCGATGCCGGAGCAGGCGAAATTGGCGCACGACCAAGCAGCTACTTATACGGGTGACCGCGCATCAAGGCTGTCAGCGGCGGTAGCCGAAGCCAGGAAACGGGTGGAGAAAATGCTTCAATAGTTTCAAAGGGTTACAAGTTTCTATGGCCTATGGGTACGATTTTGCTCGACTTTGGTGCAAATATCTGTTAAGATTAAAGGAAACAACGCGAAACGGGGCAGGACACAGGGAACACAAACGGGGCAGTTACACAAACGCGACACACACAGATGGAGGACACAGATGGGCAGCGCAAGAGAGAAATTGGATTCGGCAGGCCACGAGAAGGTAGACTGCAAGGTGTGTGGGCTTTGGTTCCATAGGCTCGATGTCCACGTCAACAGCCAACACAGCATGACCATCGACCGATACAAGGAGATGTACCCTGGCGCGCAAACCATCAGCACGTGGGCTAGTGCCAACGCTCGCAAGGCTCGCGCTGAGAAGATTGAGCCGGTTGTGTCGGCGCCCACAGCGACGAAGGTGGCGCCGGTTGTGTCAGCGCCGTTGGAAGCGGGTGTGTTGCAGTTTGGCACCGTCAAGTTGCGCCGCCGCACCGACCTCAAGAGCACTGATGCGGCCTTTGTGCCCGTCCACAACCCGCTGTGGTCGCCGTTTGGCGTCAACGAGAAGGCGATGTGGGAGTACATCGCGTTGGGCGTCTCGCAAAACGAGAATGTGTTGCTTGTGGGCGAGACAGGCTTGGGCAAGAGCACCGGCGTGGAGCAGCTGGCCAACGTCCTCAACCAGCCGGTGCGCAAGATCAACCTCCACGGCGATGTGCGCGCTGCTGACTTCCTGGGCGAGACACAGGTTGTTGTGGACCCCACGACGGGCCAGGCGATCACGAGTTGGGCCGATGGCATCCTGCCAGACGCGATGCGACGCGGGCACTGGCTGCTCCTTGACGAGCTGGATGCCGCGCCTGCGGCCATTCTCTTCGTGCTCCAGGGTGTGTTGGAGCCAGGACACAAACTGGTCCTCACCGGCAACAAAGGCGAGGTGGTCGAGCCGCACCCCAATTTTCGCATCCTGGCCACCGCGAACACACTCGGTCGTGGCGATGATTCGGGTCTGTACGCTGGGACTAACGTGCTCAACGAGGCATTCTTGGACCGCTGGGCCGTTGTGATCCGTTGTGTGTACCCTGACCCGGTGAGTGAGGCCAAGATTCTGGTGGCGTACAGCGGTATCATCCGCAAGATGGCCGACGACATGGTCAGCGTCGCCAACCGGGTGCGTGAGGCGAAGGCGCATGAGACCTGTTACTGCACCTTCTCGCTGCGCCGCCTCATCGCGTGGGCGACCAAGACGGCACAGCTGGGCGATGTGCGCAAGGCCGCACAGGTCACGGTCGTCAACAAGCTGTCGGGTGACGACGCGAAGATGGTCAGCGACCTCATCCAGCGGCAGTTTGGGGGTGCGCTGTGAAGAAGGACACAAACACACGCTCGACAGCGCTGACTGGCCGTTTTGAGAAGGTGGCCAAGGCCATGTCGCGCAACCACGACGTGCGCGTCATCTCTTCTGGCCGTCGATGCGACACCGACGGCATGGTCATCCGCATCCCATTCAACGCCGATCAGTTCAACGGCGCCAGCGAACACGTGCTCCACGGCCTGCTCGACCACGAGGTGCAGCACGTTGTCGAGGAGCAAGAGGCCAAGGCCAGCCACGGCCGCATTCCGTCGCCTCTGGCGCTGGTGAAGAGCCTGAAGATGGCTCGTGAAAAGATGTTCATGAATGTGTTTGAGGACATCCGCATCGAGAACAAGGCGATGGCTAAGTTCAAGGGTGTGGCGGAGAACATCGCAGCGGCCAACGACCACAGCATTGAACTGTTCCACAAGCATCCTACCACCGATCCATGGCACAGCATCGGTTGCGGCATCATCGCCAAGGCGCACGGCCTGGACACGAGCTGGATGCCGGCGCAGCTCAAGACGTTGCTGGGCCAACTCGATGAAGAGGTGGCGGCCAGCAAGACCACGACCACCGCCGCTGACACGAAGGCGTTGGCGCTGCGCTCGCTGGGCAAGCTGTCCAAGTATGCCGATGAGCTGGAGAAGGCTGCCAAGGAGCGCGAAGAGGCAGCCAAGGAGCGCGAAGAGGCAGCCAAGCGCGACCGCGACAGCGGCAAAGACAAGGGCAAAGGCGAGCCAGGCGATGACTCCGCTGGCACTGAGAGCAGCGAAGATAAAACGGGTGACCACGAGGATGACAGCACCGACGGCGCTGGCAGCGAGGGTGAAGGCGACAGCGACGGTGGCGAGCCAGGCGACGACGACGGAGACAGCGCCGACGACGGCGACGAAGGCGCTGGCGAGGGTGGCGACGAAGGCGACAGCGACGACGACGAAGGCGGAGAAGAGGGTGAAGGCGACGAAGGCGACGGCGGCAGCGACGAAGGAACTGGCGAGGGTGCTGACTGCGACGACGACACCGACAGCGTTGGCAAGCCAGGTAGCGACGACAGCCACGGCGACGGCGGCAGCACCAAGAAGATGACCGATGAGGAGCTGGCGGCAGCGGCCAAGGCAGCGAGGGAAGTGCTGGACACAGACGCGAAGACCAGCGACATCATGGACGCGGTCAAGGATGAGGTCGCAGAGACCAGCGAGAAGGTGGGTGGGTACATCCCCAGCCCAGATGCGATGAAGAGGGACAAGGAGATTGTGCCGCCCAAAGGTGACAACGACGCATACCGTGCCACATATCAGATGGTCCAGAAGCAGGTCAGCACCATGCGAGCCAAGCTTCAGGACATGATCAAGATCAGGACGGTCAGCCGTTTTGAGGCTGACAAGGAGCGTGGAGTCATCGACGCGGCCAGCTTGTACGGTTTGCGCACCGGCAACAAGCGGGTGTTCGCGCAGAAGACGAAGGCTGAGAGCATCGACACAGCGGTGAGTATCCTCATCGACCTCAGCGGTAGCATGAACAG